TGTATGTTTCAATTGCACTATCAACAAATTCATTAACCGCAAGTATATTACCACCTGCAAGTTTATAACCTGTTGAAGACCCACCACCACCTGCAAATGTAGATATTACAGTAAATAGTTTTTGGTCTGCTGATTTATAGACATCTTCTAAAAAATACATATAGCCAGTATATCAGGTTGTTATAAATTTGTCAAGGATGAAAAAGTCTTTAGTTTTTCACGCTTTTCCTTTACTCTTGCCTCGATATCTTCATATTTTACAAACCCTTTTTCTTCAAGCAATTGTATCATACACATAACATCACCTGCTTCTTTTGTCAGATTTTGCATGGCATCTGTATCTTTACCAAATCTTACGATCTTCATACATTCTTGGGTTAGTTCACCACATTCTTCAGCCATAATGGCAAGAAGTTCTATTCGTTCTTGAACTGTGATTTTATCTCTAAGTTTCATTCTACCACCTTTGTAAAGTTTCCTACCTTTTCATATTTTATTATATTCTTAAATCTATCTGCTATCATATCTGTTTTATGTGATATAATAAAGACATTCTCATTTTCTAATGTATTCAATATTTTTAGAAAATCATCCGTGCCTTGACCATCAAGACTACTATCAAATATCTCATCTAACATTAACAGATTACATGATATACTATTTTTCATTTTTGCAATAGCACGCCATGTAAACAATAATGCTAAATTAATTCTCATCTTTTCACCTTCACTAAAACTTGCATATGTAAATTCATCACGATATCTACTTCTTATTGTTTCTTTAAACTCATTATCTAATTTAAAATTAACAAAGAAATCCATACTCGCTAGATACTTGTTAATTAATTGATTGATGATTGGTAGATATTGTTTGATAACTTTTGTCTTAATACCAGAATCCATTAACATTGTTTTGGCTGCCTGTAAATAATCAAGTTCTTCTGTTTTAATTAATTTGTTTTTTTCTTTTATAGAATGTTCTTCTTCTAATTGTTTTAGTTTACCTAATGCTTCACCATCTTCACTAGATTGTTTTTTTAATTCTTCAATCTTATGTGCTAGTTTTGTGTTAATATTATTTAACTCAACTTTTGATTGACCAAATTTAGCAATGTCAATTTCTGTTGTTCGTATATCTTGTTCAACGCTTTTAATTTTATTTAATCTGTTAGAAATTACTTGTATTTCTTTTTGAACATCTTCCATTGCTTGATTCCATTTCATTAACTCTTTATTGTTTTCTGAAATCAATTTGTCTTTATTTGATAAAACTTGTTGACAGGTAGGACAGTTATTGTTGTCATCATAAAACTTTTTATGTTTATTACATTCTTTAAGTTTAGTATGAAACTGTGCTTGAAAATTATTAAGTTTGTCTATTTTATTGTTTGCACCATCTTTATCGTTTATTGATTCTTTAAGTTTTTGTATTTCGTGTTGTAATCCTTGTATGTGTGTATTATATTTGTCTATGGCACTTTTATTGTGTTCTATCTTTTGTATTTCACTTTGTACTTCTATATCTGATCTATTACTTAAATTATTAATATATTCTTTTTGTGTATCTATTTTGTTTTGAATAATATCTATCTCTCGTAATATATCTTTGACTTGTTCGTCCATTTCTTTTATTCTTATCTTTGTGAGCATACTCATTACAGAAAATACTTTGATGTCAAGTATGTCTTCTATAATTTCTCGTCTGTGTGCTGTTTTTAATTCCATGAATGGAACAAAGGTAGATGCACCAAGTATAACAACTTGTGTAAAACTACGATAATTAAATTTAAGTATTTGTTGTTCTAACTGTTTTTGATAATCAGCAATTGTAGCATCTTGATTAAGTAATTCATCATTTAAATAAATCTCGAATATATTAGGTTTGATGCCTCGTCTAATTTTATAACGATTAGATGATATACGAAACTCTAACTCAACCTCTGTGCCACCAAGATTGATACTGTTGATTAATTGATCTTTCTTTATTTCTCTAAAAGGTTTATTAAACAAAGCAAAACACAAAGCGTCTAGTATAGTAGATTTACCTGCACCATTATGACCAACAATTAATGTTGTAGAATTATCATTCAAATTTGTTTCAATAAAACTATTACCAGAAGACAAGAAGTTTTTCCATCTTATTTTTTCAAATATTATCATATTTCTAAATCTCCTGCTTCTGTGTATAATGATTTCATTAATTTTTTCAATCTACTTTTTTCTAAATCTGTTTCAAGTTCATCAATATAATTATCTAATAATGTAGGTGTGTCTTCACTTTTCTCTGCAATATCATCTGCCACAGTAGAAGCATCTAAATCTGAATAATCTTCAATAATTTTTATATCATGTACATTAGTGTGTTTATAGAAACCATCAAGCCATTTATCAAACAAATAATAATCTTTTTTCTTTTCTACAATTACTTTGAGATATTTGTCTCTATGTTTATCATAATTGTAAAGAAGTTTATATTCGTTTTCTTCATCATTATAATATATCTTCTCGTGTATAGTAAAAGGATTTTTAATATATTCTAGTTCTCTTGTTTCTGTATCTAATATGTGAAAACCCTTTTGACAATTATAATCATTCCAAACAAATTCATATTGACTACCTAGATAAAAGATATGACCATCATCAGATTTTTTATGAAAGTGACCAGATAATACTTTTTCAAATCTACGAAATAGTTTTTTATCTAATCCACTATCTGCAAATGCACCATTAAACATTTCAAAACCTTTGACTTCTAAATGACCTAAAACAATATCAGCACTTTCTTGTTCTAACATCATTGTCGTTTGTTCTAAGTTTTCTGGCGTGACCCAAGGAATATACAACATTCTCATGCCACCTTTTTCTATGACCGTAGGTTCTGCATAAACATTTCCCCAAGACATTAATTCTTGTGGAGCGTTTATTTCATTTGTATTTTTATAATAGGTGTCGTGATTACCAATAATAATATCTACATTTAAATTCTTTATACGATTAACAAACTTATTGTTAAAATCGTTTAGTGTTTTAAAGTTTACAAATTTACGCCTATCCAATACATCACCTAGATGTATGACATTTTCAATATTATGTTTTTCTAAGTATGGAAAAAATATTTCTTCCCAAAACTTATAGAAATAATTAGCATAATTTGGGTTATCATTACGAGCACCAAAGTGTGTGTCGTTAATTAAAGCAATTTTCATAATTTACATAAAAAATTCTAATTTAGTAATCTTCTTTCTTTTGAGTTTTGGTTTCTCTTTCTTTTCTGTTTCTTGTTCTACAATCATATTCTTTCTTAAAAAGTCAGCATATGAATTTTGATATTCTTCGTTATCACCTTCTTGTCTAACGATTTCATCTAGACCAGATTTAAGTATAAGTTTTTGTTTAATTGTTGTTTGTTTCTTTTCTTTTTGTATTCTACGAATAAATGCATAGTATATAATCTGTGTAAAATATGCAAAAGGGTTGTTTGATTTTTCTGGGTTAAAATTTGCTACATAAGTTAAACAGTTTTCTATACCATCAGATATCATATCTTCTTTGTATGTGTAGTTTATAAAATTTGGTCTGTAAGATAAGTGATTTGCAATCTTTAAAAAACATTCACCTATGTAATCACTAATGGGTGGATCTTTTCTGTTTCTATTTCTTGCGGATAATACTTTCTTACGATACTTTTTCATTTCTTCTAGAAATTTTTTATTATCTACATAATGCTCTGTCTTTTTTCTTTTCAATTGTACAGTCATAGTATTACTCCTAAATTTAAATTATTCTATCAGGATATAGTATCTTTGTCAAGGGTTATATACAAGATTTAGTAAAATAATTTTTTTGGTTTTTTTGAATTTTTTTCTTGACAAATGACATTTTGCCTTATATAATCCGGTATGTCCGGTTTGCAAGAGATATAGTATTAGTGAGACTTAATCTTACCTCTTAGATACTGTATCGTTTGATAGTATTCTTCATCTGACATTTCATCTAATACTTGTTCAAATGGTTTATCTGATTGGCCTTTTGAAGGTAGAGGTTGTAATTCTTTTTTCATTGACGGATACAATCCCATTCTAACATTATTATAATATTCTGTCAAGTTATCATTTGGTTTTCCTATTGTCATTATATGAGTTTTATGTAATGAATACACTTTGTCTATTGTTTGAAAAGTCCAAGGTGTAAGTGACATTCTTTCTTCAACAAAATAAGTCTTATCATCAACAGCATTTTCATGTATTCTTATTTTATAAGGTTCATGCAATCTAACAAAATCAGAGCCTTCTTCGACTGTCATACCAGCGATTACTTGCTGATTGTTTGATAACATAATTACTCTTGGACTAGGTATTGTTGTTGTTTTTGTCATATAAGTATTTATCTTATGTCAACATGATCAAGTTCATAGTCAAGTTCTTGTTCAGAATACACATTTATTCTTTCCATAAAGTGACTAAGTGTAAAGTTTCTTTGTTCTTTCCATGAGAAATCATCAGCAATATCATACAAAGTTGCTTTAACTTTATTATCACCAAGACGCAACCCACGGCCAAGAGACTGTAAAATTCGTACTTTAGATTTGGTAGGACTGGCGAATATAACATTATGAAGATTCTTAATATTGATACCAGTAGAAAAAGTTCCATAACTCGCAACGATAATGGCATTGTTTTCATTTTCTGTAATACTCCTGACTGTTTCACGATCTTTTGTTTCTGTGCCACCATAGACAAAAAACAGTTTTCGTGTTTGGTGATCTAAAGTGTCACCTATGAGACTGTGTAATATTCGACCATGTTTTTCTACATATTGAAATAAAACTAAAGTATTACCAGTTCTTGTTTTTGTTAGATTACGAATAAATCTATTGCGTTTTTCGTGTGACACTATATAGTCCATTTCTTCTTGGTAGTTTAGTTTCTTCACATGTTTACATTCATCTTGTGAATATTTGAGTATGAGACATTGTATTTGTAAGTCCGCTAGTTGTTTCTTATCTATCAGTTCTCGTGTAGAGATTACATTATGCACGGTACCAAACAAACCTTCTAAAACTAACTTATGCACTTTACTATCATCTAATGTACCCGTGGTGCCTATACGATATTTCGCATTGACACAAGCACTCATAATCTTTTGTAATTCTTTAGATTTGTATAGATGTGCTTCGTCACCTATGACACAATCAAACTTTTCAAAATACTTTTTATCAAAGGTGGCAAGTGATTGCCATGTCGATATCACAACAGGTTTGCTATCGTCTATCTCATAACCATAATACTTTCTTTGAACATGTCGATCTGGCACCCAACCATAATCTTCGAAGTCTTTATACATTTGTTCTACCAAAGATGTGGTGGGCACGACTAATAAACATTGTTTATTTAATGATGTAAGTAATCGTATAATACAATAGATAATTAATGACTTACCTGATGCAGTAGGTGATAGTAATATTGCTCGTTTATGATTGATTGCATGAGAAAACGCTGAGAGTTGATAATCTCGTATTTTGATAGAACTCTTGATAATTTTGTTTGCAAACTTGGAAAAACCATCGCTTAGCGCAACGCTAGCAGGGTTTTCAAGACCCTCTCGTATGATTGTACCCCCCGTATTTTGCATAAAATGTTCAACATAAGGCAACAGTCCGTAATATAACTTGCCAGTTGCTTTTGAGAATAATCGTATCTGACCATCCCATCGTTTGGCACGAACACTTGGCATAAATGAAGCACCAGGCACTTTGAAAGTAAAAAATTCAGATAGTTCTTGCAGTAAACCTAAATCTTCACTTGTACACTTGATATAAGATTCATTATACTTTGTTATTTTTAATTCTCTCATTTAATTCTTCGTATGAAATGTTTGACCAATATTTTCTTTCTAATTTTTCTATCTCTGGTATGGGTTCGCCTACATGTATAAACTCGTGATCCGTGTCATATTTGTTTATTAGTTTAATTGTATGTTTTATCCAGTTTTGAGGATCAATCGCTTGTGCTTGAGACCCCACATATCCTGTTGTGCCTTTGTAGATGTTGTTCACTTGTTTTGACTTCGAATGATAATCGTATCCTATCAGATATATCTTTTTGTCCACATCTGCTGCCATTAACGCAATCAAGACACCTGCGTTTGTCTTCTCTTGTTGGTACTTGCCCAATCCCATTACTTTGTCTTTTTTCTTTGTCCATGTTATCTTATATCCTTCTTGATCTTCACCAAAATGTAACTTAAAATCATCTTCGTGCCAATCTTTGTGTTTTTCACGAAACTGTCTCATTACATCTACATTATTTGCCCAACATGTAAAAAATCTTTTCTTTTCACCTGGCCACTCGTGTTCATCTGTATAATCTTCTATATTATCTACATCACCTATAAACTTTTTTATTATCTCTGGTTCAAACAATTTGTCGTACATAGTATGTGGATTTTTTTCCCATGCTCGTAAATAAACAGGATGTTCAAATGCATAACCACTACGATATATTTCATGACAGATATTATAATCCATACCCACTAATATATCTGGTGTAAAATCTCGAAACAATCCATTACAACCATATATCTTACCAAATGGCCTCAATTGTTCTAAATCAAAGTCTTTTCGACTTTCTCCATTACCTATACAGAATATCATTTCTTTACCTCAAAATTTAAATTAATATTTACTCTCATGTTTTGATCTGTTTGTGTGACTGATCTATGTGGTGTTCCGCCATCAAAAACTATTGCTTGATTTTCGATAGAATTAAACTTTGTGCCATTTTCAAATTCTGTGTAACCATTATTTGTATTAATACTTAATAAACAAACTTTATGTTTTTTGTGTTGATCTATATGATATTCATGTTTAACATGTTTGTGTTGATTAGTATACCAATTTGCTTTTGCTCGAATTAAAATATCTTTAGTAATTTTTAGTTTTTTAATTATAGGATCTATTATTCCTTCAAATATCTCTGATGTTGTATTCACTTCATAACTATGATGAAACAAATGAAAAAACATAAACTCTCTATCTGAACGAATTGCAACAGCATCATTATAATACCAAGGCATTCTAGGACTTAACATAAAATCTTGTATTTCTTTGAAAGTCTTTTTAGGTAAAAAGTTTTTGTAAATTTTCATTTTTTTCTAAACATTTTTGAAACTACATTAATAGGATTTCTTAATGCCTCATATACTTTCCATATTTTATCAATATGGGTGTCTAGTTTTTTATTAAGATCATCTATCTTTTTCTCAATACGCTTTAAGTCTTCTTTACTCATTACATACTACCCATGGTAAATTTTTTCCATTCTATTGCATTTTTAATTTGAAATGTACGATTGTTTATTTGTTTTAATGTGTTTTCACAATAATTACATATTTGTTTTAGATACTCAATCTTTTGTCTTGACTTCATAATATCTTCATCAGCATCAATAAACTTATCTACATCTTGTCGTAACACTTTTAAATCAAAGTTTGTATCTTTGTATTCTTGTGGTTCTGCTTTACCAGTATAGAACAACCACTTTTTTAAATGTAGTTGTGAGTGATCGCCCTCTGCTTTTTTTAACATAAGAGCATATGTAGAATATGTTTTGAGATATTGAGAATGTAGTTGTGGGGTCTTTAGACTTTCTAAGTCTAGTTCAGTATCATCAATTTTCAGGTCTTTCTCGACCTGAGCTTGTAGCTCATCAAGTGTCATAATTTAATCCTTTGTATTATATAGTAAACTAAAAAGGGGTCGTATATTTGTGTAGTTTATAACCAAATGTTACTGTTGCAGTAAGATATTCTACATCAGTTGCACTTTGATTATAGTCTAAACCAGATAATGATTTAGGATATGTGTCTTCAAAAGTTAACTCAACAATTGGAATATTTCTTGCTGACAATATAATCATTTTTGCATCTGAGAATATTGCACCATCATTAGTTGCTGTTGTTACTCTACCAGCATCTTGAAG